TGAAATACGTTAGCTTTTGCATCTTTCAGTGAAGAGTAAGAACAGCCTTCTGTATGCCATTGAATTTCACCATCATTAACAACACTAACAATATTAATGTCGTGATCACGATGGTGTCCTACAACTTCATAGTATCCTGCGAATACTTTTTTGATGCTTAATTTTTCGATATATGTTTTCATAATAAAGTCTCCTCGTTTGTGTTTATACCTTATAATAGCAGTTATTCAGATGGCGTCAACAACATAATGATATATAAAAGATATATTTTCCGCTTGACCCTATTTGAATAACTGCTATTCTGTATGAGTAAACACAAACACAAATGGAGATTAACATGGAAAATTTTGTAAAAGATTATAAAGACCCAAATTCTATCCTTAAAACTAGCAGAAAATGGAGATTGAGTGACGAGCTTGAGCAGGCTGGTTACTTTATCAGCCGCGATTATCCACATGGATATATTATGCATAGGCATTCTCGAACAAGAGTAATTCATTGGAATACTACATTAAAAAATATGGATGAATGGATCACATGGAAGAAAGACACACTGTTTGATCATGAAGACATTAATAATTGGGAGATTAAATAATGGAAAATCAAATTAAAGAATTAGAAAATGCTGAGTTTATATTTTCTGATAAAGCGGCATCACAGCGTTTAAAAAGAAAAGCAGATGATACGACATTTGTTGTTCATGTTCATACTGACAAAAAAATCATTGAGCTTGACGCAGATGATTTAGAACACGCGGTAAATCTTGGTGATGCTTGGATTGGTAGACATTCTGTTAATTATGTTTGCGTTAGGCGAATGTTCAAAAATGGTAGATTGGCAACAAAAATCTGGTCTACAGATCGGAAAATTTATTAATAATTAAGCTGGGTCAGGCACAATGATATATAAATGATATATTAAGTGCTTGACCCTATCTCATAATCTGTTAGATTACTTAAATAACACAAACACAAATGGAGATTAACATGCCTAAATATACCTTTGAAGAAATTTGCAAAACTATAAAAACAGACGATGGATTAAAATTAAAAGATCGTCTTCACTTCCATTGCTTTAATCAAAATGGTGCAGTTAATGCAAAATATTTAGCTGATAAAAGAATAAATGAAGCTGTAGATGCAGGGATTTGTAAGTCAGGAGCAATAATGGCTTATGGCAGTCTTTCAAATTATGCCGCAGATAAATTAATGAAAATGACTAGAAACAAGCGCGTTAATAGAAATGACTTGAATGTCCTTATCGAAATGGCTTTTTATGCGGCAAAGAAAGCAAATGAATTTGTAGATGCTAAAATTGAGGAGATGGAAGCAGAGAACATAGATGTTCAAGTATCAGAGCTTTATAATCTATACATGGAAACGATAAAACTTCTCAAAGAGGCTGATGAAATGCCTGACAGTGATAAGCAAAAAGCCGATTACATAATGATTAGAACACGTCAAAAAGCCAATGTTGTAAAAGAATTTAAAAAGTTGTTGGCGGCATGAACATCACAATGATCAAAGATGGCTTGGCTATGGCATTATTTGCCCTAGCCTGCATTCACCTTCCAGAGATTATAGTTTTTCTGGATACAATTATTAACGCAAACTAAGGAGAATAAAATGCAAAGATTAATCATCAAATCAATTCATGAGCATGGCTTCGGCTTTGCTTTCACTCATAAGGAACATGACGAAGTGTTCCTGCCAAAGAAAATCTTAGCTGAGGCTGGTATCACATCATTGAAGCCAGCCGATGAATTGATTGGCGCGGTCATACCTAATTACAAAGATAAGCTGGATGGTGGCTGTAAATGGATCTTAACTGAAATCGGCTATGCCCACACGTTTGCAGAGGATGAATAATGGCTACATTGAAAAAACTAAAATCTGATTATGAGTTTTGGTGTGGCGCTTATGCTAGTGTTGCCTGTAATGCTGAATTAAAAGATAGCAATTGGGTTAGAGATATTGCTAGAGCCTCACGTTTACTTACTCTGGATAAATTTAATGCTTACTTAGATGAGCTTGTAAAACAAGAAAAAACTAAAAGAACCAGAGAGGCATTGGATCAAGTTATGGAAACAATTGCTCCAACAGAAACACCTCTTTTTACAAAACCAAAATCAGTAGAAGAGGATAAATCATGACATTTTACACAACGCTCGTTCTCACGTATGTCATTGGCGGCGTGGAGCTACAAGATACCACGCTCTATCGCAGTGCGCGTGAATGTGGTGAAGCATTGCCAGTAGTTTACAAGCCATATGAAAAAATGGACAGTATGGCTCAATGCATCGAGACAAGCTACATCAGCTCGTCATTTATTGTACCAAAACTCAGACCAAAAGGATTATCCAATGGCAAGTAAATATTACCCATGCCCAGAATGTAATGGCGCAGGAGAAACGCTATTCGAAAAAGATTATAATATCTTTCATGAAACTTACCTGTATGAGAAAGCTGATTGCACAAACTGCGCTGGCACTGGATTAATTCTGCCAGAGATGCCAGAAAAACCTAACAGGCTAATCCCAGCTCTGGATGATCAAGGAAAATTCGTTAGGCGTGAAAATGATGAATGAGGAGAATACAAATGAACACCAAAGATTGCTACAAAGCGATAACGAGATTGATCAAGCTCAACGAGGCAGTGCAGGAAGATCTCAAGGGCAAGGAAGTTCGGACGAGGAGCTATTATGTCTGGATGATGCAGGAGCAATTGGCGATATTAAACAATGTAGAACACCAACTTTCGCTTATGCGACGAAAGAACAAGTCGCCCAAGCAATGAGGGATGAGCCTACATTTAAATATGAGATCATGTATTCCCACTTGTTATACAATTTTGAGCAGGAACAAATCAGGCGTGGCCTCAGAAATAAAATAAATAAAACTTTTGAGAGGCCGCGCCAAATTACAGTTAACAAGCCTTCACACAAAAACTTTGTGACTGATCACGATCTTCGTAAGATCAAGCCTATACCTCAAAAGAAGTATGACGCTATTCTAAAGCATATGAAAAGTTATAAAAGATATACTACCACTATGATAGCCCTGAGCAGTGGGATTGGCGTATCAGATATAGCGTGGACGCTTAACGTCATGTATCGTCAAAAATTAGTTGATCGTGCTTACGAGAAAACAACGCCTATTATTGGAAACGCTGGTGCTAAGTCTCTGCGTTACGTTTACTTCAAACTAAAATAAATATATCGTGTGGGTAGTTTCATGCCCGATGCTACCCACACGTCTAAATAAATCTAACAGCGCAAATCATCAAGAGATTTATTTAATCTATGAAGCTATTTATAACTTGATTTAATAATTTTTCTTCATCTACAAACTGATCTGGATATAATCGAGTTGACGTTTTCTTTATTATGGGATCGTCACCCCTAGCCCAATAAATTTTTTTAATATCATATGCCACCAAAGCATACACATCAGATTTCTTATTATCTCCAAGGGGCTGTGTATTCCACCTGTACTGCCTCGCATTTCCAGTTTTCTTGCTGGCTGTTTTGACCTGTAGCGTCAGTAATTTACCGCTTGGCGTTTTTAAGTATGCATCGTCAATCTCATGTTGGACTAAGATGCAGGAAATGCCAGCGAATGATAATCTCGATAGAGCTAGAAATTCACCAGCTCTACCGATTTTATTGTTATGCGTTGAGCCACTCATAGATTTTGTTTGTTTCACCAGTTCTATCTACAAGCCCATGAGTGCCACCATTGACCCGACGTGTGATTTTTAAAATTGTTTCGTCGTTCACACCATCGTCTGCAATGTCAAATAACTTATTTTTCTTAAAAAACCACAATGCAGTTTCAAATGCATATTCTTCCTCAAGCAATTGTGGGTCTTCAATGACTTCTGGCACACCCATATCTGCCGCAAATTCTTTTACGTTTGAAAAGCCAGTTAATTGTAAAAATCCTCGGCCTACATATAAACTTGCTTTTCTTTTAGTATCATTACCAAGTCTGCCAAAGTATACACTTTCGGCTAATGCTTTCGGGTTTCTGGCAAGCCCTTCAGTTGAAGCTAAATCAGGAAAACGGCTAGGCCATACGCGCATCATACTTTCGGCACTGTAGTTCAGATTTTCTCTTGTATGCCGCCAGTGACCGCTTTCGTGACTAGCTTGACCTAAAAGATGCGCGGCTCTTTCATTTGACAGCTCGTAGTGCTGGGCAATG